TTACTTCCTGTGACCCGCCAAGGTCAGAGGACTTCTTAACTGCGGTCTCTGATTCTACCGCTACGACACGCTTTTCTACGCCATCAATCGTGTTCTTGATATCTTCTACAGCCTTTGAAAGTGCTGCATGTTGTTCTGCCAACTCTGAAATTCGTCCATCAACGCTCTTGCTGAAAGTTTCAACTGTGTCTTTAATAGCTGTAACTTGTGCGGCATTAGCTTCGGATGCCTTACTTAGAGTTTCTGAGAAAAAGCCTTTGAGATCGCCAAGCATCTTTGCAAAATCAGGTTCATCAACCTCAACTTCTGATACGTCGGCTGCTTTTTCCAGAGTTTCGGCAGAAGCGTCTTCAGCAGGAGCTGCTTCTTCGGCAGGTGCTGCATCTTCGGCAGGAGCTGCTTCTTCAGCAGGTGCTGCGTCAACAACAGGAGTCTCTTCGACTGCTGCTACTGTTTCTGTGTTTTCTGACACTTCATTACCTCCTTCTGCGTTTGCCTGTTTTGCAATTTTGTTTGTATCAGGCAACGTTAATCTTGACTTATGTAAATCAAGAATTCTATCGATTTCCTTTGCTTTGTTTGTATCATTTGATTCTACCCAACCGATTAAAGTTGCTGGCTTGCCAGAAACTGGCGATGTGTATTCTGTGTCTGTCGACATGAATACAGAATCGCTGTCTTCGCAATAAAAAATATTTTCTACTTTTGTCTCTGCTGCAATTCCTTTGAACATTAGCTGCCCATTCATCTTCTGAATTGACAAAATATTGCAAAGTTCATTTGCTGGAGAATCTACTACTGATAGCTCCATCAATGCATATTCTTTGATAAATCTTACTGGCTTACCTGTAGACTTATTGACTTCATTTTCTGAATCAATAATCTTTCCGCCGATTGAAAATCCTTGTAGGGTTCCGTCCAAAATCTTTTCCCATGTATCCTGTGCACCTTTTGAAATGTATGCATCTACATAAACGCCATTATAAAATTCTTTTGATTCTGGGTCGTAGTATGTCTCTGGCTTGAATGAAACCATTTTACCAACAGCATTTGATCCGTGCATCTCACGAATGTTTCCACGGAAAGATTCAAATGCTTTCAATGATGCATCTGCTGTTACAACATCTCCTGTTTGATCAAGATTGTCTAGCGTAGCAAAACCAGATACTGTGCGCTTTTCACGATTGACTTTTGTGAATGGCACGGACAAATTGATATTGTCGCCATTTGATGACCATAGAGATTTCTCAATATTCATATGCTTAATTTTATAACGTTCTTATATATAAGGCAAATAATCAGTTGAGTAGTATTACTCAACCTGTCTGCCTTCGCCTTGAGGATTTCTAGCTTCCCCCGAAATATCTGGGGAATTATTATCCCTTTCTTGATCTCTGGTTCTGGTATTTCCAGCCTGGGCTCTTACTTCCGCCTGCTGTTGTGGCTTTAATTCTACTACCTCGTCGCCACCGTCCATTGGTACCATACCCTTACGAATTCTAACTTCATTAGGGGTAATTACTTTCATTCTTAAATAACGCTCATCAATCTTAGATTGAGTATCTTCGTCGGTAAGAGACAATTCATTAAATTTAATTTGAAGAGCATCAGTCATTTCTTCAATTAATTTATTTAGTTTCTTTTCTAAAATATCCTGTACTGGCTTACATACTTGCTCTTTAAATGTTTTATCTGCATCACGGGCATTAGCCAAAGATACTCCTTGTGGGCTTCCAATTTTAGAAATAGGAACACGATGAGCCATTAATATTTCATCACGGTTGGACTGGCGATATACATTAAATGAGGATTCCTGTGCTCCCGCCTCAACTGGTTCCATTTTAAACTCAACTTTTGAATCTGAGGAATCTGGCGGAAGTGGAATATAAAGTGAGCGGTGATTCTTGCCTTTAAGACCAACCTGGAAAAACTCCAAAAGTTTTCTTTCAGATTCTGGAGATAGTTTGGCTCCCTTTACTGTAATGATATATCTTGGAACCGCCTTATTTTCAAAATAGTCAATATTGTATTTTCCAGCAAATTCATTTCCAGCCATAGCGGTAGATGCTGCTACGATATCTGGAATTCCGTAATAGTTATTACGTGGGGTATATTTCTTGAAATGAATTATTTCATTAGGTCTATCGCTGCCGTCCGCAATTGGATTAGGAGTTTCCTGATCTCCAAAATTACGGAAGAATACAGCCTTGCCATAAAGCAATTGAATAAAGCCATCACGCAAACGACGGACACGCATTGTCTTTGAAGGAATATGTCCGATATATCCAATCTTGCCAGAAGTGGTTCTACCAATTTCTAGATAGCCATTTCCTGTTGCTTCTACATCTACATAAAATTTAATTAGTGTTTCTTTGAATGTTTCTTCTTCGTTGCAATCTTCTAGCCACTCATGTAGGTCTTGACGAAGTCTATCAAGCTTTCTACGAGCCCGCTCTAGTTGTGTATCATTATCAATGCCATCAATTGCATCCATAGTTTTACGTGTTTCAATAAAGTCATATCCAAGACCTACGATATTTGAAACCTTAGCATTAATTGCTGCGTAGTTGTATGGGGAAATTTCATAAATATGAGATAGGTATTCAAGATTATATGGAGGCTCAATAAGATCAAACATTGCATAGCCAGTAATGGCTTGTGCAAGAAGGTTCTGTTGTGTTTCTACGCCTTCAATACCGACAAATCTCTTTTGAATTGTGCGGCTCATTTTGCGTCGGAATGCAGGGCTAAGTCCAGAAATCTTCTGCAAGTCTTCTCCAGAAGCCATAAACACATCTGTTGTCTTTATAACATTTGCTGATGGGATATGGAAATCTGAGGCTGTGTATGCGTGTACGCCTGTATCTATCTCTTGTGAATCATCTTCAAACATTGCCATTTTATTTCTGCCTCTGCGCCTTTCTTGTCTCTTCTTTATAAACGCCTATATCTAGCGGGTCTGGTGTTAGACCCCATTTTAATCTTTGTTGCTGATACTCAAATTCTTCGTCATCTATCTTTCTACGCCCTGATAGAAACTTTGGCTGCCCCTCATAAATGCCATAGGATCTAACTTCTCTTGCTAGGGCATCAATACGAGATCTATTGCCTTTCATTGCTGTTATGGATAAGAAGTTGCCATCATCATCGCCAATCCAACGTCCATCTGGCATTTCCCAAACATATATACCAAGCGTTGTTTCCTCTGGAGCAACCGTTACATTCTTCTTTTTAAGTTCCATAGGTATTTATTTTACCACTTTAATATGCCTAAGTCCAGCTTTTTGTCACACAATATGACAAAATTATACGTTTTGTACCACTAACCAGTCATTATCATAAGAACTGACTGCGTCTTCTGTCAGGGTAGTGACTGATGTATCTGTTATTGTTGAGGACTGCTTGCCAATATATATATTATAATTATTGGTTGCTGCCGTCGAATTGAAGGCGGACTCATAAAGGGCTATATTCTGATATAGGGCTGATACTGACCCATTTGTAGAATAATTAAATCTAATATCACTTGATACCGCCGATCCAAATACTACTATGACATGGTGCAGCTCATTGGCCTTAAATATACCTGAGACATTTGTCTCTGCGGTCTTATTTACCCCATTTACATATATTGCCGATATATTGGTCTTAGACATTGTACCTGAATTGCTCCAACGGACCTGCGAAGCGGCATATCCATTTGTAGCCAAAGTTGAAACTAGACCACTATCGGTCAAAGCGGCGGGAGTGTAGAAAAACTCCAGTGTGCTTATAGACTTATTTGTAGTAATTTCAAATCCAGAATCTACCACAGTCCTAATACCATTTCGGCTATTTCTGGACAATATGTCGTATGGCATTTTTCCAAGAGTTACCCTATAGTCTGATATTCCAGTTTCTTCTTCTAGAGTAGTCATATAACTATTTCCATTGTATGCATATTTAATTTGATTATTGTAAAAAAGAATAGATAGGTTAAAAAGTCTAGGAATATATCTGGATGTATCTGACGATGTGAAAGTTATCCTGACATATAGCTTACCAGTTGATCCAAAACTATTTAGAGTATATCCAGGAATTTGCTGTCCATTTACGCATGAAGTATATGTTGTTCCATCTATACTTGTTTGTATTGATATTCCGTTGTCGCCGTCCCATTCTATTTTAGACGAATCTAGTGTTGCTGTAGTTGGAATTGATATAAAATCATCTACTACAATTGTGCTTGCTGCTGCTGAGTCTGTCTCTGTAATTTCAAGACAATTTAAAGATTGATTGTAGGTAAGTCCAGTTTTTACGACATCTCCCCATGGCTTGCTTTGTGGATATACAAATTTATAAAGGCATGACATTTCATCATCATACATTTCAAATAATTCACCATTTGACGTGCTTGCAGCTTGAATTGCTGGAAGTCCCTGTCCTTGTGCAAAATGATATTCTATCTGAGACTTTGAAAGAGCGTATCTATATACCGCCAAACTATTTATTAAAAAGGCATCTGCAACATTTGCGGCAGGACCAGAGGCAAGGCTAACACTAGTATTAGTAAAACTAAAATTATCTAGATTTTTATATTTAACCAACTGCCCATCTATATAAATTGAGGCGGACGATACAGAATAAACAACAGCAACATGAAATACTTTATTTGTAGATGGAAGCGTATATTCTAAAGACTGGCTATCTAACTTAAATATAATATTGCCTTTTTGATAAAATACTCCGACATCATTTGTATTATCCGCCACCAAAATTGTTTCATTGGTTGTAGTTATTTGTGGGTAAAACCAAAATTCTATTGTAAAGTCATTATCTGAAGATGAGGCTGTTGCAAATTTGCTACTTGTTGATGCCGCCGAATAATCTTTTGTAATTGAATATGCTATTGATGTTGTGCTGGTTATTTTAGAGGCTTTTGTTGGGCCACATAGAAGTGGCAAAAGATTAGCCTCAAATGAACCAGTATATGTGCCATCATTTTCGCACCCTGAATAATCAAGGGCGGCAGAACCAGATTCATCCAATGGATAATAGGCTATTGGATAATCGTAAAGGATAGAAGATTTATAGCTCATAATTATATTATATCATCCTTTATTATATTTGTGTGTGGTAATGATATTACATGAAAACGCATTAGTATTTAATCCTTGCTGCTTTTGAAAAACATTCATCAGAAAGTTTTATTTTTACTTTTCTTTTAGCAACTTCTTTTCTTATGTCATGAAGCCCTATAAGTCCTAAAAAAT